GTTGTTAACGCCGCACTTGCTGTTGTGCCGCCAAGCGCGTATATAGCGTCTGCTGCTCGCTTTAATTTGCTACAACGCAGACAAACACAAGTTACAGTAGACGAGCAAGAAAAAACAAAAGTTGCGCAAGAAGCGCTAGTGTCTGTTGTGTTTGGTGTTCCTGCAGTGGTGCTACGCGCACTTGCAAACATTGTGACTGCAGACGCGGCGCGAGCGATTAAAAGCGAAGCACAGCAAGACTTTATCTCTGATATTCAAAGTTTTGTTTTGCACGCACCGCTAAACGTTGTTCTAAATACCTACTCAAGCGAAACAAACAAGCGCGTCACATTGCGCGCAGACTCATTTGTCAATGAACAATTCAGAGTTCAGCAAATAAACAGACCGGCTTTTGTGGTTGTAACCAGCTTTGCAACAGACGCGATGACCGAATCCGTAGACGCATTTATAGCAGTTCCCATTTTTTCATCTGAAGAGCCACCGCCTGAACCGACGCTGCCTGTTGTATATCCAAAACTTCGCGGAATTGGACAGCGCGCTTTTTCGCGCGTCGGCCAGCGTGGAGGCCCGAAAATAGGAGGAAGATCAAGATGACACTTGCAATCGACGGCGCAACCGCAGCCGCAATCTATGTGCCAGATCGAACTGGGACGTTGTTACCACTCGACGAGTGGCGACGCATCATGCAGTTGCATCCGTGGCATTTTTGGCAGCTTGCAAACAACGTTATTCCACTCACTTCTTCGTGCTTCCCACTCACGCTTGAGCACGCATGGCAAAACGCGCAAGCAGTAGGACGCGCTGAAATTGTCGAAGCGATCATCAGCGCAGAACGCAAGTTCCATCAGGTATTTGGATTTTCCCCTTCCCCACGCGCAGAATACGACGAAGTGCAAGTCCAGATGTATTACGACCGCAGAAACACTTACTTGTCAAGCGCAGACGCGCAAGGCCGCTGGCTTGCGCTTAACACGCTCAGCAAAAAAATAATGAACGTTGGCAAGCTCGGTTTGTCGTTTATTGGCACATCAGCTGTTTCTTACAGTGACATCGACGGCGACGGACTTAGTGAAATGTTTACACTGAGCATTTCTACAAGCATCACAGACCCGGATCAAATTGCTGTGTATTTTTCTTCTGCAGATCGATATGACAGCGGGAACGGCAATGAGATTTGCGACCGTTGGCGCGTTCAACCGGTGTCTGTCTCGATTGCGTCTGGAACTGCAACGATAAAAGGCAGGGCATGGACGGTTGTGAAACCAGTCAAATATCAAGGCTACAGCCAAAACGAAATAGACCCGTTCGCCGCTTCAAATTTTGTGAGCACGCTTGATGTGTATCAACGCGCAGTAGATACAACAGTTCAAGGTGATTTTGTGTGGGAAACATCGCCAAGCGATGATTGCGAAACGTGCGACGTTTCAGACAACACACTCGATCCATCTGCTGTTGCGACACTTAATGCGCGCTATGTTGTCCGAGATTCGGACATTGGGACACTCGCCGGAGAAGTTGCATACTACGACGACTCGTGCGACGAGTGGATTACAAACGGGTGGCCTGTTGCTTACGCGCCAGAGCGTGCACGTATTCACTACACAGCTGGCTATCCGCTTGAGCGCGGGCAAATGGCAGAACAAATGAAAATCATCGTTGCACGTCTTGCTGCTGCTGAGCTGGCGCAGCCTGTTTGCGGATGCGATTCGTCAAATAGACAACTTGCGCACTGGCAGCAAGATTTGTCCCGGCAGTCGGGCGCACAAGATGCAGACACATATCAAGTTGCATTTGAAGATTTGAGCAACCCGTTCGGCACACGCAGAGGTCATGTGTTCGCGTGGCGTCAGTTGCGTGATCTTGTGCGCGAGCGTGGTATTAGCACAGCGTAGCGATAATTGAATTAGAATTTGGTCAATCCGAACGTCAAATGTGGCGCGGTTGTCTTTTGGCAACCGCGCTTTTGTTTTATCAAGCAGGAGGCGTCAACATGCCACAAGAAATTTATCGTCAGTCATTTGCGCGTCCGTGGTGGCAACCCGGAGGTTCGCGCCCAAACAACCAGCCGTTTTATTACGGCGGGGACACAAATCCACTCATGATCGGCGCTCCATCCGCCCCAGCGCGTGGCGGCATTGAGCCGATTTGGCAGTGGAGCGGTGAAGAACAACAAACATACGAGCTTGTTGGAACAACTGTATCTCCGCCCGACCTTCCGTCTTTTGACGTGACGTTCCGACAGCGCGTCGGCAGCTTGCCGCGTCACTATTTAACGACCGGATGCGTCAACAACTTTTACGTGCTCCGGGGAAAGTGCAAAACACTTGCCGACTTTAATCTTGGGTGGGAAGGCTACATCGACGTTCTATCAAACGCGCGTGTTACTGACATATCGAGCGCAAATGATCTTACTGCATTTGAAAGCGACGATCCGACTGAGGATCAATACTCGTTCATCGCTGAAGCGATTTACCGCGCTGGGCAAATTGGTTTCACTGATCGCAACACAACATCAGTTACACTCGAAATCAAAGATGTGTGTTACGCAAACAGAACTGTTTGCGGTGAGTGCGGTCCGTCAAACGACGGGACAAATTGGATTTACGCAGTAGAAAAGGGTGGCGCTGCTGCGGACATGATTGTTCACTACTCGCTCGATGGCGGTAGCACGTGGGCATCTTCATCGATTACGCCCGGCGCAAACGCAGAAGACCCGGCCGCAATTCGCGTCATGGGTAGCTATCTTGTCGTGTTATCACCAACAGCGAACACATCGACAAACGGAGGATACTACTACACGCCAATCAACACGCTGACCGGAGCGCCGGCGTCTTCTTGGACAAAAGTAACTGCTGGCTTTACAAACAACTTTGAGCCGCGCGACATGGTTGTGTTTGGCCCGCGTGAAGCGTATGTGTGTTGTGACGGCGGCGAGATTTTGAAGATCACAGATGTTGTGTCTGGTGCAACATCGCTCGGTGTTGTCACTTCGTCTGACCTTGCGAGAATACACGGCGACCCTGCAAGTGGAACGCTGTTTGCAGTGGGTTCGTCTGCAACTGTTGTCGTGTCTATCAATCGCGGCAAATCATTTGTGACAACTACAACGCTGCCCGGAGCTGCTGCGCTTACTGCTGTGCATGTGTTCGACCAAAACAGGGCATGGGTTGGCAACTCATCTGGTGTTGCGTATTACACGCTTGACCGAGGCGAGACGTGGACAACAAAAACTTTTGCTGACAGTGTTACTCCGACTGCAATTCAAGACATTCGTTTTGCCACATCCGAAGCAGGCTACGTGTTGTTTACTGCGTCTTCGCTTGGTCGTATGTCTGTTACTCTTGACGGCGGATACTCGTGGGTTCGGTCAAACACAATCAACCCGCGTGTGCTTGGGGTCAACTCTGGAACATCACAACGATTTAATCGAATAGCTGTCCCCGCTGTTTCAAGTAAAGACATTAACGCCAACTACGCGGTGATTGGCGGTCTTGGCGCATCTACAGATGGTGCGCTTCAAGTTGGCGCAGCAAACGTTTTTTAACAGCATTTGATATTTCGAATGGCTAAATACACGCCACGAAACAATCATGATGACAACAGAAGTAAACGGACTCATTCCATACACGTTCAAATCGACCGGCGTAAATGCGTTTGTGCGTCCAATTCCTCCATACCTTTTGCGCTCGGTCGGGAAAGCGTTTGATCCGCCGAAACCTCCGACAGAAACAATCGCATTGCCGGATGGGACAACGCGCGAAGAACAAAACAAAGCGCACCCGGAATACATCGCCGCGCTCGAGGAATACAGCAACAAAATCAACGAAGCACTTGCGGACTTGATAGCAGAGCGCGGCGTCGTAATTAAGCTCACAAAAAGTCAGCTAAAAGATGTTCAAGAACTGCGGGAGTACATGCGCAGTCGACACGGAGTTGATATTGGTAACAACAACGAATCAGCGTATATCAGGTATTTTGCGCTTGGTACGCCGCAAGATATCGTTGATCTAATCAAAGCTGTTACTCAAGCGAGTGTGCCAACCGACCCAAAATCTCAGAGTGGATAGTCGAGTTTGACGCCAGGTTTCACGGCGTTGATGTGTTTTTGTGTCCAACTCGTAAAAGTGGCACAACATACAGCATCGTTTTTGAGCGATACCTTGCGGCAAAATGGTGTGGCTATCCACTTGAAAGATTTGAATTGCTCGACGTTGATACGCAGTGCATGCATATAGCTGCATACAGAATATATAACCAAATACAAGCAGTAGAACAGTTTGCATCAGAACGCGATGCTGAGCGTCTTGCAAAAAACACAAGACGCAAAAGATAAAAACGTCAAGTGAAACGCGATGGAAGATGTAGGAATCAGGTTTATCGCAGAAGGTCAAGCTGCTTTCAAGAACGCAGTAGACGGCGCGCGCTCGGAGGTTGGCGCGTTTTACGACAAACTAGACAACGCACCCGTTAAAGCAAGCGTTGTTCAGTCTGCTTTGACAGGTGCGTTTACTGCTATTTCATCTGCTGCACTAGAAGCATTTGCAGCAGCCGGTCGCGCTGTTGTTGGGTTTGTAACAGATTCAATAGGTCTTGCCGGTGATTTTCAGCAAGGAATGAGCGTGCTTGGCGCTGCATCAGGAGCGACCCAGCAGCAAATGGCGCTCTTGAGGCAAACGTCAATTGCGCTTGGCAATGACCTTGAACTTCCAAACACATCTGCTGTTGATGCAGCAGAAGCAATGACAGAGTTGGTGAAAGCCGGTTTGTCTGTTGACAACACAATGAAAGCTGCAAAAGGAACATTGCAGCTTGCAGCAGCAGCACAAATAGAAGAAGCAGAAGCAGCCGCAATTACCGCAAACGTGCTGAACACGTTCAAACTGAGCGGAGATCAAGCAGTTATTGTTGCTGATCAACTCGCCGCTGGAGCAAACGCTTCGAGCGCATCGATTACTGATTTGTCACAAGGCGTGCAGCAAGCAGGCTTTGCGTTTCAAGCATACGGACAAGACAGCGACGACTTGATTACATCTCTCGCGCTTCTGACAAACGTAGGACTAACAGGAAGTGACGCCGGAACTGCGTTAAAGAACGCAATGCTCAAGTTGGGAGCGCCAACAAAAGAAGGCGCAGCGCTCATGAAATCTCTGGGCATCAACGTGTTTGATGCGCAGGGCAACATGAAGCCAATGCGCGACATCATCGACATATTGAATAAATCGCTCGCCGGAATGTCGCAAGAGCAACGCAACGCCGCGTTAAACACTATTCTCTTGTCTGATGGCGCAAAAGCAATTATTCCCCTTCTTGATGCAGGCGTAGAAGGATTCGACAAGATGAACGCAGCAGTCAATGAAAACGGCGCTGCTGCAAAAATGGCCGGTGCGCAAACAGATGGGTTCAAAGGCGCGCAAATGGCCTTGCAATCTCAAATAGAAACACTTCAACTCATTATTGGTGAAAAGCTGCTGCCGGTTCTTACAAGTCTGTTTCAAAATGTGTTGAGTCCTGCGATTCAAACAGTGATGAACCTTGCAGAAACAATGTTTGACGCAGGTGTTGCGTCCGGAGAGTTTGGAGAAGTTCTTGATTCGATTGTTCCGGGTCTTGGGGATGTTGCGTTTGCGATAGGAGACGGAATCGGCGAAGCACTCGACACAATCATTCCGCTATTCCGCGATATAGCAGAAGTCGCCGGAGAATATATCAACAAGCTGGTTGATGTAATTACTCTTTCGATTGAAGAAATACAAAAATTCATAGATCAACACGGCGAAGAAATAGCAGCTATTTTTGACGAGACGTGGTTGTTGATCAGAGATATCGTTGCGCTTGGTATTTCAGTGTTCGAGAATGTGTTGATACCGGCGTTAACTGCTGTTGCAAACTTTATTCGCGAACACAGCAGCGAGCTACAGCTTGTGTTTTCCACTGCGTGGAATGTAATAAAAACAATTATCACAACCGCGTTGACGCTGATAAGCGGCATTGTTAACGCTGCGCTTGCGCTGCTGAGCGGAGACACAAACGCATCGTTGGAAATCATAAAGAACACGTTTATCACTGTCTGGAACAACATCAAGTCAAGCGTTGAAGCAGTGGTAAACGGATTAAGAAATTCAATCGCAAACAGCATGGTGTCTATTCGCAACAGCATTGTTAATGCGATGAACAATGCGCTTGCGTCTGTCAGAAATCAACTTGGCGATTGGATCGGCATCGGAAAAGGAATCATGGATAGTATCGTCGCCGGTATCAACAGCGCAATCGACACCGTTCTAAGAACATTAAAGATCGTAATGATGCAAGCGCTGGCTGCTGCGATATCAATTTTCCCAGGCCCAATTCAAGACGCGATCAAAGCAATTCTCGGAATAGGATCGGTTCAATCTACATCAACAAACAGTTCAAGAAACGCCAATGGAGTCGGCGGCTCATTCAGCAAATCGTTCAATCTAACGCTCAACACAACACAGTCAAGCGTGGGTGTTATCAGTGATTTTGAGATCATGAAAGCAATGGCGTATTAGCTGCTATGACGATTACACATCCGCGTCACAGACGCGCAATGACAGATCAACCGCAACATGTGTTACGTGATGCGGTGTGGTCTGTTGTTGTTCCTGAAGAGTCTACTAACCTGATTAACAACCCATCTTTTGAGACAGACACATCTGGGTGGCTTGCTTTTGGGTCGGGTGTAAGCGTGTCGCGCGTAACAAGCCAGTCGTTTTCAGGTGTTGCATGCGCTTTGATGAGCGATTCATCTGCGACAGGATCGAATGAGTACATATACACAACTGTATCTGTATCTCCAAACACACAATACACACTGAGTTTTAGATATCAAAAAGCGTGCATCCCGTCTGGAACAGGCACTGTATACATATTTATCTTTGATTCTGGATCGAGTTTGATTGCTACTCAGTCGAAAGCGCTAAAACCGGGCAATGTTTCAAAGTGGACTTACGACTATTTGTCAATTAACGCACCCGCGACGGCAGCAAGCGCGCAACTGTTGTTTGCGACAAACGGTGTGACCTCGGGCAGCTTTTCATTGTGGATAGATTCAGTTCAATTTGAAGCGAAACCATATCCAACAACCTACATTGATGGAGATCAAGAAGGTTGTCAATGGCTCGGCAATGCGCACTCGTCGCAGTCATATCGAAACGCACAAACACGAAAAGGAGGCCGAGTGCTCAAACTATCTCACTTTGGTTTTTCGCTTACTGCCATGATTGGCTTGGGAGCAGCAGCGCTTACAACCATTGCGACGCCATACGCACTTGCAGGAGGGGGTTACTACCAACGAAGCGTTGCGCCACCGCGTCAGTTCTCGCTTGTTGGTGGGTTTGAGTGTCGTAGCGATGCAGAGCTAAAAGCACGCAGAGCAGAACTTTTCAAAGCATTAAATCCAAACCTTACAGTCACACCGCAACCGGCACGCATGATCTATACGCCTGCAAATTGTGATGTTGGAAGTGGTGATGAAATCATCATTGATGCTGTATACAACGGCGGACTAGAAGGCAACTGGACAAACGACATGGGACAGGAGCGCGTAGCGCTCACATTCACAACGTATCTACCATTTGCGGCTATCGGCACAAAACAGCAAGTTTTCTCTGCAACTACACAAAGCGACGTTGCGTATTCAAGCTTGAATGGACTCATCACGCAACGATTGAGCGACGGCGAGTGGTGGCCGCAGGGCGGATCACCCGGCGGCCCAAACGGAGAAGTAGTCGCTGTTGCTGTTGACCCGCGTAACAGCGATATCTACATTGGCGGGTTGTTTACAACGGTTGGAGGTGTGACTGTAAACCGCATTGCAAAGTTTGATTCTGCAACGCGCGTATGGAGCGCGCTAAGTACTGGAATGAACGACGCAGTGTATGCGCTTACGTTTGGCGCAGACGGTAACTTGTATGCTGCCGGACTGTTTACTACATCCGGAGGTGTAACAACAAATCGTATTGCAAAGTGGAACGGTAGCGCGTGGAGCGCCGCAGTTGGCAGCGGTGCCAATGCAGCAGTGCACGCACTTGCTTTTTACAATGGTAGTCTGTACGTAGGCGGGTCATTCACAACGTTAAATGGAACTGCCGCAGGCGGTATTGCATATTACGACGGATCAACTGTAACGTCTTTATCATCATTCACAACTGATGGCGTAGGCGCACTGTTGTTTGGAACAGACGGCACGCTTTACGCATTTAGTGGCCCTAATGCGGTTCCTCTTACGTCGATCAACGGTGTATCTGTGTCTAGTGTAGCGATGTATCGAAATGGCGTGTGGTCTAACATGAACGGTGGAGCAGTCGGCACAAATATAGTGCGTGCGGCTGTTGTTTCTCCTAGTGGTCGTATTTTGTTCGGCGGCTCGTTTACAAGCATTGGTGGAGTGTCGGCGGGATATCTGGCGTGGTGGAATGGCAGTGGATTTGCGTCAACAAACGCAAACACAAATACAGCAATTACTGCGCTGATGTATCTCCCGAATGGGCATTTGTTAATTGGAGGCACATTTACAACAATTGGGGGGTTTAGCCAGCGCGCTCTTGCATTGTGGGATGGCACAAACTACATGCGCTACGACATGCAGCCAAACGGCGGCAGCCCCACGCGCATATCAGCAATGGCATCTAATCAATTTGCTGCCGTGTTTGCGGGGGATTTTTCAAGCGCGACTGTTCCAGTTAGTCTTACTGTCACTCGACAATCCGATGGAAGTAAATATCAAGCAACATTTACATTTGGCAGTGTATTCGCTACGCCCGTCAGTTTGCGAAATTGGACAACAGGCGACTTTATTCTATTCAAACCTGAACTCAACGCAGTTGTTGGTGAAAAATTCACGCTGTATTTGGAAGCAACACCGCGTTTAATAAGTGAGACGCGTGGTGATGTAACTGCGTTCATTACAACATCAAACGCCGGTTTTAGAGTGATAAGTGGAACAAACTACATTTCGTTTTACACCGGATCAGGAACAATTTATTACCGCGAAGTTGTAACAAGCATTTCGGAGGCGTATTGATGATCACAACGCTAAATGATATTGGTTTGGCGCTTGGAACTGACAAAGCATCACATGGTCACAATTATCTTACGCGCTACGCAGACGTGCTCGCGTCGTGGTGTAACAAGCCGGTGACGCTCGTTGAAATAGGCGTATGGGAAGGTGCGTCGCTCGAAATGTGGGCGCAGTGGTTCACGCACAAAGACGCGCGCATCATTGGCGTTGACGTTGATCTTTCGCGCATCAATCGCGCTCTGTCTGATCGCGTTTTGCTCAAACAAGGTGATGCAAATGATGACGCTTTTTTGCACAACATCGCGTCGCACATTGTGTCTGAATCTTTGACAAATGAAAGAACGCTGTGCGCGGTAATTGATGACGGAAGCCATCAAGTCGCGCATCACAAATCTGCATTTGATGCGTTGTGGCCGTTACTGACAAGTGGCGGCGTCTACATCATCGAAGATTTACACACATACTGGTGGGAGCGCGCAAACCCTGTTAATGCGTTTGCGTGGCTTTCTGAAATGGCGGCGTCAACAGTAGGTCGAGGGCTGCAAAGATGGGAGTATGAAAGCGATATAGACTCAATCACGTTTGCGCAGTCTGTAGTAATCATGAAGAAGAAATAGCGATACGAACATGGCAAACAATTACACGGTGCGATTGTTCAACGCTTACGGCGCGTATTTGGCAGATTTGCAATTCGCGCGATTGGAATACGTCTTAGCTGAAAACGCAGTTAGCACGCTTGTTCTGACGCTGCCACCGGTTATTTCATTTGACGAAATCGGCGAAGACGCGCGACTTGAAGTGTGGCGCAGTGTTGATGGAGCGCCAGCGTATCTTGAAGGGTCTGGCGGAGATGGAACTGTGTGGTTTGTCAACAAAAAAGAGCTGCGCACAAGAAACGATGAGACGTTGATTGTAATTACTGCGACAGATGCAAAAAGTCTACTGAGACGACGAATCGTTGATTATTCGTCTGGGTCTTCGCAGTCAACAAAATCTGGCCCGCTTGACAATGTGTGCAAAGCAATAGTCAGAGAAAATCTAGGGAGCTCGAGTTATACCGGCGCCCTTGCGCAAGGACGCGATATTTCAGCATATTTGTCTGTTCAGGCTGATGTGGGTTTGTGGCCTAGCAACTTAAAATCTTTCGCATGGCAAAACGTGTTTCAAGCATTAGTAGAAATTTGCGAACAATCTGCTGGTGACGGCGCTTACGGAGCGTTTGATATTGTCAAAACAGGCAGTCAACTTGAGTTTAGAACGTATTACAGCGTGCGCGGCTTGTATCGCGGTTTCGGCGCAAGTAATTTAGTTCTTGTCAGCGACAAGAACGGCACGCTCACTGACACATCAATCATTTACGATTGGTCGAACTCTTCAAATTACATACGTGTCGGTGGGTCTGGAGAAGGAACCGCAAGATACACAGGCCAATTTTTAAACTCGCCATACTTAACTTCGTCTCCATTTTCTCGACGAGAACTTTTTGTTGACGCGAGAAACGGAGGCATCGATCAAACAGAAGTCAATCTCGAAGCAATCAGGGAAGGCTTCGCAGCGCGGCCTAAACTGCGCGTCTCTGCAAAAGTGATAAACACGGAATCAGTAAAGTATGGCGTTCACTATCAACACGGCGACGTTATTGCGTGTCAAATTGGCAGCACTGTATTAAACACAAGAGTTGTTCGCGTAAGAGTAGTTGCTGACGAAAACGGAGAGCTTGTTGAATCAAGTATTAACAACGAAACGGTGCTTTAATGAGCTACGAAATAGAACTACAAAAACAAATACTAGACTTGAAAAACAGAGTAGATCGATCAAGCGCAGTTGAAAAAGCAACACGTTTTTCATCGTTAACGCTTGCCAACGATACACTTGGAAACCCCTTTGGTGTCGTGGCACTAAGCGGCGGGTTTGCCGGTGTGTTAATTGTCAACGAAACGTCAGTAGAAGGTCACATCGCAGCGTTCATGACCGGAGGCGGTTCGATAACAACCGTTTCGTCGATAGGAACTTGGTCAACAACCGCAGGAAACGCAGGAACACACAACGTCTATTTAGATGCAAATCTAAACGTTGTTATTCAAAACAAACGCGGAGGATCGAGATCATACAACGTGCTAGGGTTGATTACGCGAAGCGTCAATTAGATTGTTTGCGTTGCCGGCGCGGTATCTATATCTATACAACTTCAAACAGCTTTACTTTGCATCTTGTAAACGACACATCGCGCCACCCCGCTTTTTTTGCGACTTTGATGTCTTTGTTTCGCCACAAAATGACTACATCTCCTGCGCAAACACGCGCTGCGCGTGTTTGCGCAGCGCTTAATTTTGCGACTGTCGAAAGAAGCGACTCGGGACATGAAAGAACATCAAAATCTGTGAGCGTGTTCTTTATATTTAATCCGCCCGGCCTGCCCATATCATGATAGTCGCGCAGAACTTCTATGCTCTGCGCACATGTATCACAACAGTCCTATTGCCTGCAAAACATCGTCGAGTGAGCGCGCAACGCAGTAGATCAAGTGTGAGCCGGTGTGCGCGCTTATTCGGTCGGCAAAGTCAAGTTGTCCATTTGCCAAATCGTTTTTGCCAAACTTAGTTTCGACAAGCATTGTTCGATCATTCTTAAAACATACAAGGTCTGGGAAACTGCGCAGCCCTCCTCTTGCTTTTTTATCTTGGCTTGTGTCTACAACAAGCCAATCCATCTTGCGCAGCGTATCCCGTATATCGCAGCGCAAAGCTGCTTCGTTTCTGTAATCACTAAAAACAAGAGTTTCAACAAAACGATCTTTGCGCTTGTATGCCCTGCGAGCGTTGCTTGTTGCGTTCTTTGTAGCGTTCATAGTTCAATCCTTTGTGCATCGGCCATGCGGTGCATAGGCCGATCAAAATAAACGATCACGTCACCTACTCCGCCGTCTCTGTTTTTCAAAACAGAGGCCGTGATCACATTTGACACATCAGGGTCGTGCTGCCACAACCCGATTACGACGTTGCTGTCGTTCTCTATCCCGCCGCTTTCGCGCAGCGTCGCAAGTGATGGCTTTACGCCATCCGCTTGGCGATTAAGTTGCGATCCAATCAAAACTGGAACGTTTAACCGCATCGCAAATTGTTTTAGCGCTCGCGTAGCAGTAGATAGTTCGATGTCGCGTGTGCCTTTGTCATCGCCGATGTCTATCTGCGCAATTTGCAGATAGTCAATCACGATCAAATCAACGCCAACCGCTCTATGCTCAACCTCGCACTCAGCGATGAGTGTGCTTAGTGCTGAGTTGGTGCGAATCTTAAGCGGCAGCGCGCAAACACTTGCAATACTCAATCTCATTTTCTCTTGTGCGTCTTTCGTCAATCTTCGCTCTTCGCCTGTCTTGTATGAAAGACATGCGTTGTTTTTTGCCATCCGAAGAATGACCTCTGTCTCGCTCATTTCGAGACTGAAATACATGACGCGCTTACCAGACTTAGCCGCGCGAAGCGCAGACTGAGCAAGTAAAACGCTTTTGCCTGTTCCGGGCCTTCCGGCGATTGTCACAAGTTGGGTGTTTTGCCACCCAGCGGTGATTGAATCGAGGTCTGTAAGACCTGACGGAATACCCAACAATCCGTTTTCGTTGCAAACGCGCTCATCAAACTTGACAAGCGCGCGCTCTGCAACTTCAGCAGCAGTTAGCGAGCACACATCAGAACGCGCAGATGCACTCTCGCTAAAGCGTTTTAGCGCATCAGCGTATATCTCGCTGACCGGCGTGTTGGTTTGATATACACTTTTGGCGATATCGCCAAGTGCAGAAATTATTCTCCTGCGCTCGGCTCTATCAGCAATAATAGAAGCATAGCGACGATAATATGCGAGCGATACCGGGGCGTTTGCGATCAAATCATTGACGTATTCTTCTCCAACTTCGCGCAACGCGCCAGAAGCAGTCAATCTTTCATTAACTGCAAGGAAAGTTGGCTCACCGTCGCAACGACAAATCGCAGAGAATACGTGTCTGTTTCTCGGATCGTAAAAATCATCTTCTCGCAAAATGCGGGCGCAATGCTGCGCTGCATCATGATCAATCAACATGACGCTTAACAGCGCAGCCTCAACTTCTCTTTCTAGAAGCTGTGTATGCACTGGCGCATGCGAAAGTGTAGATTTTGTGCTGGTTAACATTTAGTTGTACACGGGAATGTATGTTGGTTTTGGGCTGTCGTCTTGTCGTCTTGTTGACGCTATACGTTTTACGAACTCGTATACAGCGTTTGGGTGTGTAATGACAAGGTTTTTTTCGTTTTTGATCTGACTTTTGACCACACGCAAATCTTCGCGCGTGGTTCCTATTTCGTGCAGACGAAGTGCGCCTGCTATCCACTTCCCCTTGTCCGTCTTTGAGACGGTAATCTCAAATATTTCAGCAAACGCGACGCACATATCTGTGATGTGTGCGGGCGCGTTCCACTTTTCTATAACCGCGAGCGGCTTGTTCAAGTGAGCAACTCTTTCAAACGTAAGATCAAGCACGTCTTTTTTGACGCGCGCGCCCGACGCGGCGTTAGCCGCGTCTAGATCTTGTTGAGTTGATCTTGTTAAATTGATCTTGTTAGTCTGCGATGGCGTGTAGGACTGTGCTTCGCAGCGTGTAGGACTGTGCTTCGCAGCGTGTAGGACTGCATCATCTTTAAGTTCTACATCTGATGTAGAACTGTCCGGTTGTTCTGGGGCAGTTATTGTGTATATCGTGCTTTGTCCGAACCGCTTTTTGCGCTCGATCCACCCCGCGGATTCAAGCTCTCTCAACGCTTTTGCAATCGTTGAGTAGCTTTTCACGCACGTTCTTGTTTTTATCGTCTCGTAGCTTGGGAAAGCTATCGAGTCTTTCGTCGTGCTGTTTGTGTAACTCAACAGCACGACGAAGATACGAAACGCTTCGTGACTAATATTTTGGCATTCTATAAACGCGTTTGGAACAGCAGTAAAGCTGCCAAGCTTTGATACAAGAACTGATTTCATCTTTATCTCCTTCTGTTGTTAGACCAAGTCAATCATGTGCTCAGTCAAACACGCGATGCATCTCTGCTTCATCCGCTCGGTGTCAAACACAAGACATGTGACCCAACCCAGCGCATCGACATACACGCCTGATGGGTGAATGTTTTGTTTTTCCAAAATTTGTTTGACATCAAAAATATCAGATGAGTTTATTTCAACTACAAATTCAGAATTGGTTGATTTCATCTTTGTCTCCTTCTGTTTTTGGGTGACTTTAACAACTGACAACTATTGACAGTGCGCGCTTTCAATCGCGTTTGCAAGCAATGTCAGCATGCGCTTGCGATTACTTTCGGTCAAACGACTCCACGCGTGTTCGATGTATTTGCACAACGCGCGCTGCTCGTCGTCCTCGTCGTCCTCATGACCTAATTTGCTGTTCACAACCAGCAATATGTCTCGTTTGGTTGGCTCCTTTCCGTTTCGTCTTTCTGCATTCTCGCGCGCTTTGGTGAGCGCGCCTGCCTGATGCTCGCTCGGCAGCCGCGCCAGGATGCGCGCATGCGAAATGCGCTGCGGCGGCTCAATGTTTTGTCGCGCAGCGTTTGTCACAACTTCCGCAGTGTCGATCCACTCGTACACTGTTGAACGCGACAAACCCCAGCGCTCGCGGCAGTATTCCTCGAACGTGCTGCACACGTTTTGGTACAGCCGCTCGGTCTGTATTTTTCGTAGAAGAATGCCCACGATGCGCCAAGCGTGGCGCATGTTGGCAAGCTCACGGTCTATCTGGCACTCGACCGCAGACAAAGCGTCTGCGGTCGAGTTTGTCAGGTTGCTCATTCAGAAATCGTCTCTGTCTTTGTATACGTTCAGATCGCAATCTTGCTGAAGATTCTGTGCAGTTTCGTGTGAGTCTGCAAGCTCGACGCACTCGATTGCTGCAACATGCCAGCAATCGCGCCCACGCAGACCAGCTGCGCAGTTGCAGATGCCGGCACTGACGCGATATACAGCGTTCTTCGTCATGCTCTTTACGAAGTAGTTTCCATTTGCAGATTGCGGATAGTTTCCCTCCGCAAACGCGGATGCTGCTTTGTCGAACGAACGCATTCGCGCTGTGTGATAGCGCGCATCATTCTCATTTGACGTGCCAATCATCCCCTTGTGCTGTTGCGACAGCGCCAGGGCGATCTCAAGCGCTTTGCTGCTCATCTTTTGCCTCCGTCATCTCAATCAACTCAGTCAATCGCTGGCCGATTGCGGCCAGCGCTGCATTGATTCTTGTTTCTGCAATTGCATGCAGGTTGCGCTTTTCTGATTGTGCGTTGACATCGCCAACCAGCACTCTCAGCTTTCTTCCAAACTCGCCGACGCTCTTTTTGTCGTCGGGATTTATTTTTGTGATTTCGGTCTTGAGCGTGTTGTATCTTTCAACAAGCACGCGAATTTCATGCGCTGACTCGGGCGCTGACTCGGGCGCTGACTCGGGCGCGGGCAAATACGAATGTTCGTCATCGACTACAACGCCAAGTTCCTCTGGCGTGTAGTATTGCCCGACCACGTCTGGTGCAACGACACGCGCGCCAGATGTGATTGCGCGCGCGAACAACATTGCTTCGGGGTATTTGTCAAGGTTCTTTACGCCTGCGCGCTTCGCGCGCTCAATCGTCCATGTTTCGCGATGCACCTCGACTGCATTTTCAAAAAATGCAATCGTGCATTTTTCAGCAGACTTCTCAATGACGCGATAGTTGTACTTGCCAGAGCTTTTCATTCTGGCTGCAATCGCGTTTGCAGACATCGTCAGCTTTCCCGAAATCACGTGAAAGCTGTTCATGGACGTAAATGGGGGCAGACCCATTTCTGCCCCCGCCATGATCTTTACGAATGCCTGCGCCGCACTTTGCGCGTCGCTGAACAGGCGCGATTCAGCGAAGAGTTTAGCGATCTGCTGAAACTCTGTGATATTGATATTCATTTTTTCTCCCGAAACGTTTAAGCCGCAGGCGTTTTTACCTGCGGCTTAAATGTCAAACAATCGTAGCGTTGATGTCTTGTCGGCCAAGTCTTTTTTGATTGACTGCCTTTATGGCTTCGTCTTTGGTCTCGTAAAGACCAATGACAATGCCATTTAACTTCGCTACCCACTTTGACTTGTTAGAGTCAAAGTAATAGCCCGTTTTGATTTCGTCTTTGTTTTCTTCAGTTTGTTTGGCTATCGTCGTTTCTCCTTTTCAATGTCCGATTTTCGGACATTGATACTAGTTCTGCGCCGCTTCCTGCGGAAGCGCGCGCTTTATAACTCAAATATACCTTTTTGTCAACATGCTCTTGACATTCGCTTGATTTTTTGCTTATATTGGGCAAATGAAAGATTTCATCAAAAAAGTAAGAGAAGAGGCTGGTTTACCAGAGCAAGACACGCCCGTTAAGCGCGCTGTAATCAGCGCGCAAATTGAACAGCGTGCAATTGAAGCAGTTGATAGTATTGCTTCAATCGCGGGAATGACTCGCAGCGATGTCGTCCGAGTCGCAATCATGCGAGTGGTAGAAGAGGCTCTTCACGAAAAAGTAATAACACGAGACGCAGAATAGTGATTGCTATTCTGCGTCTCGTGTCAGGAGAAACAACATGAGTGTATCACAAAATAAAGAAACTCAGTCGTGCAACCACGACTGGGTGCAAACAGGATTCACGACAACCACAATCTACGAGCGTTGTCGTGAATGTGGTCAAGAGCGCTCACGAAGCGTTTTTGACAAAAAATTGGCGTCAAGGCTGCTGTCCCCCTCTCTGCCAGCCTCGCGCGCAGGGTGGCTGGCAAGTAAAAATCCAGCCACCCTGTCTTAAAAGCCATGACCAAAAAAAAATTTCAAGCGATCCCGCGCTTGAACTATCGTGATGTTCAGCGCATCCGCGCGCGGCAATCACGCGCGCGAAAATTGATTGCTGTCGGAGCGTTTCTTCTTATTCTCGAGGCAGTGCTGGCAACATGCGCAAGCGTGCGGCCAGCACATGCCCGCAAACAAGAACAAACGTTGTGCGCGAGCACAACGTGTCCGCCAGACCCGGAAATTGGCAACCCGCCAGTGCCGCCTTTGACAACGCTTGCCCGCACCCCGATCTGGGCGTGCGGCGTCGTCCACTTTGTCACCGCACAGGAAATCAACACGACATCGTTTCGTGTTGACTGGAAAATCTCCCCAGGCTGGGTGTATGGAGACATCCAGCCAGCAAAAAGCGCGGCAGGAGCCGGATATCGTTTCAACGTTCCGTCAAACGCTCTTTCAGTTCGCATCATTGACATCATTGATGTGCGAACTGAAAGAGCGTTGTTTGAGTTTCCCAATTATGCGCTTCCACAAAAGTGTGTAATTGCATTTTTGCCTGTTACAAACACAAAATGAATAAACAAAAAAACACTTATATACCCGTCTGTCCGCGTTGCGGACAGACGGACGATGTCTGGAAAGAAGGTGACGCATGGTACTGTGATGAGTGCAACTTCACATTTACAGAAGACACAGAAAGCACAGAAAGCGAGGATTGACAAATGACAATTTCTCCGGTTTGTCTTGTTTGTTCAGCCGCTTGGCTGGTCATTGCGATTGCGCTTATTTACGTGTTGCGCATGACAGACGACGAAATATCAAAGTCTCGACCTGAGGTGAAAACAAAAAGTTACGTTTTCGTTGCTCGTCGAGACCCGCCCGATGACAAGCAAGAAGGAGAAAAATGAAAGCCATAGCCCACATTTTTGCGCTTGTGGCGCTCGTTGTTTTGCTTGTTGCAAATATCGACGTTCTCGGTGAAATTGCGTCTATTGCACCCGGCTCTGTCGCGCTGGTGATTGTGCTTGTGTTGATTGTTGCAGTTATTGTTCTTGCGTCTTTCCTTCTTGGCGCGATGCGCCATCATCGATGGGTGAAAGAACGCATGCAGCATTACGACGATGCAAACGATGTTGAATCCTCGTCGCGCGATATAACGCGGCGAGACTAAGTGAGAACGATCTTTAGACTATTAAGGAGCTACAAATGCGATTTATCTTGTTGCTTTTTGTGTTGCTTTTGTCTGCATGTACTGACACTGAAACACAAAAGCTAAAGCGCGCCAACCTGGTTGCGTTGCAGGCTACAAATGTGCCAACGCCACCGCCCCAACCCACGACACAAATTCAACCTTCCCAGCTTACGCAGCAAACAGTGAGGCCGACAGAAACGCCACCGCCCATTGTTTCTCCAATTTCGCCAATCACGGAAAGACGATTGGTGTGCGCAACAAAGGTTGTAACACGTGACAGCATCAACGGCTGGTGCTGGTACGAAACGGAGGTGCGCCCATGAAAATATTCACACGTTTGACAAATTATCTGAAGAGCCACTCAAATGAGACAAAAGAAAACTTTCGTCACATGCTGAGTCATTTGGTGCACGTCGCGCTCATCGCGTTCGGCGCGGCGATGGCATACGCAGTGTGGGCGCTTGGCGATCAGTATGGGCAGCCCGTCATATACCGCTTTCTTGTGTCGAGCGGATGTGCGTTTGGAGTGGTCGGACACGGTGCGTCTGCGACAAGACAGACAACAAATGCCAGTCGTGCTGTGCACGGCATAGCGTTTTCCACCTGGCTTGTGTTAAGTCTGTTTCTTGCTGCGCTGTATATGTTTGTGAGCAGCGAACAGCTTGCAGACGTGTTGCCGCAGAGCATGGTGATGTTGGGCGCGTATGTCTACGCGCTCGCGTTTGGCATTGGTCTACTCACAAGTGCAGTTGCGCTTGTTGTTCCAAGCGTTGCCGAGCGACCAATTGCAGGAACGTTAGGAGCAACTTTCGCAAAATATGGCGAGACGCTGGTCATTGTTCTTGCAGTATCTGCGTCATCGCTACATCTGTTTTTGTTTGGACAAGACGTTGCAAAACTCGACCTGTTCAGCACCATCACGGCGATGGTCATTGCGGACCTTGCTTTTGTTGTTGCAGAAAAGCGTGTGGTGAGCGAAGTGAAAGCACGTCGCGATACTGGACGCTATGACGCTTTTGACCTTGCTCTGTGGGGCGCGTTTGGTGTTGCTGTGCTGGCTTATCTGGTGCTTGTGAACATATACAGCGTCCGCCACACGGCAGGCACACTTGCAACAAACGATCCAACGCTTCACATGGTGATCGACTTTTACGGCGCATCGCCCACCCTGTTGCTCATGGCGCTGGCCGTGTTGTCAATCATTACTGCGTTTGTTGACAACCCAGACGGTAGAAACAGATCGCGACCAGATGGCGGTGGTCTGAAAATCCAGCGCCCGATCTCAGGACGTGTCGCTGGCGCAATTCGTGATACAGCAGCAAGCGTCAATGAAATTCGCGACGCCTGGCGTGATGTTCGCCCGGGCGCAGGACGTTTGTCTGCGCCCAAAGAGCTAGCGCGACATAAATTTTCAGGTAGCGGTGTGCCATACGACGCCACCGCAGAGTTTGTTATGCCTGAGGAGCGCGCTGATATTGGCCCAAAATCATAAAGCCGTCACCGACCAAAAACGCAGATGTGCCACTACCAAAATCTGGTAGTGGCACATCATCCAAAACGGCGGCGGCAAGCGATGAAAAACAAAATGTGCCACTACCAAAAATCAAAAACGCTAACCAGCGCAAAACACTGGAAAACAAAGCTCCGCGTGGTAGTGGCACACCCAATGTGCCACTACCAAAATCTGGTAGTGGCACAGGTCAATTTTCAACGCGCGGATGGCGCGTAGAAATCAACACGAAAAGTGATGGCGTAACTCGATTCTGGATTCGTCGGCGCGGACGCGGACAAGCCCGCGAGGCTCGATATGGCGGAATGTTCCGCACGCTTTCTATAGAGCGACAAGAGCAATACAAACATAACAGGAGGGCTTATGAAAAGCGAAGGAAAGCAACAGCAAGCAGGAAAAAGAAAGCAGATTAGCGCATCAGATGCGCTTGAGATATTGAGTGCAGCGATTGCAGAGTGCCAGCGCGCGGGCGTCGTCGTTGAGCGCGAGTCTGGCGACAACACTGTAACGTTGCGCCTGACTGGGGTTGTTATGAAAAGAGACGAAGAGGGTGTTTATCTCGCACCTTTTGAATCTCTACAAGACAGTTAAATCATTAGATGATTCTCAAGCGACCATTTCGCCTATTGACAGGTAGCTACACGTGTGTATAATGTAGATACTAAAGTTCTTCAACGTCCGGCGGGACGTTAAATACGCAAAAGGAGAAACATGATGGAACTAAAAGAGGCACTCGTTAAGCACAAGGCCAGTTTCCACTGGGATGCCGAGACAAGCACCTGGTGTTTGTCGGGGACAGAAAATGGAAACTACTGGGAGACAGATGACTTCGTCGCAGACGATGAAGAGCAGGCAAAAGCAGATGCAGTCGACTACCTGATTGCATACAACGCTGATGCAAATCTTGCTGATGCAAGCCTGCGCGCTGCAAGCCTGCGCGCCGCAAATCTGCGCGCTGCAAATCTTGCTGATGCAAATCTTGCTGATGCAAGCCTGCGCGCTGCAAGCCTGCGCGCCGCAAATCTGCGCGCTGCAAATCTTGCTGATGCAAATCTTGCTGATGCAAATCTTGCTGATGCAAGCCTGCGCGCTGCAAATCTTGACTAACCGTTACTTCATCTTCCCCCGCCCGGAGGGGTAAATCCGGGCATGTTTTCTACGTCCCGCCGGACGTAAATCACGCGAAGGAGAAACATGAACATGAAACATACCGGACTATCCGTACTGCTTCCGGCAAATCCGACTCTTGCGCCGCGCGCCCGAAGCGCGCCCGAAGCGCGCGCTAAGGTGCTTTGCGCGGCAGTCGCCGCGCAAATGAGCGATAAGGAAATCGCTCACGCACTTTTAACAAAATCGACAGAGTTACTCTCTGAGAAAGCCAGAAACTTTCTCAGAGAGATCAAGAACGCTTGCGCCAAGAACGGCGCAAGCGTTGCCCCGACCGGATCAGGGCGGCAACACGCCCAAGATCGCGGCGGGAGAATCGCAGTAGCTTTAAAGCGCGAGGCTAAAGATCGCGCTTGGAGAGAGGACTATGATGACCCCGTAGTTGAGTGGGCCTTGAAAAAGACCCACCCGCGCTTGTGGGGGGCATTCCAAGCGGTTTCTGCCGCCTGGGAAAATACAAACGACTACACGCTCGGCGAGGCGGCACGCGCCCTCGCCGAGGTAGGCAAAGAATTTTGTATCGATCACAAGATTGGTCAGCTCGGGCGCGCTGCCGCGCGAGCAATCCGTTTGGGGTATTTGACCCCAGACGAAATCGGCAAGGTAGAAGGAAATTTCTTCTACCCACAAGGAGGAAAGTTGGCCCGCTGTCAGTGTAACCAAAGCTCGCTTGTTGCTCTCATAACAGAGAGCGGCAAGTGGAAAAACAAATCAGACTCCTTAGCCGAGGTCGGCTAATTTGCTTCATCTTCCCCCCCCGCCCGGAGGGGTAAATCCGGGTAACTTTTTTTACGTCCGGCGGGACGTTAAACACGCGAAGGAGAAACATGAACGAGCCGGCGATTTTGACGGAAAATACGTACTTTTGGCGCCCATCGGGTAAAGCCTCGGCCCGGCGCTTCGCCTCGGCTGAGCGCCGGGCCGAGGTGGCGGCGTGGTTCCGTTCCCTCGGACTGGACGTGGAGGAAACCGACTCCTACGTCGTTGGCCGCTTAGAGGCCAACAAAATTGAGGCGAAGTTTTGGTACGCGGAAAGCTGCCAAAACGTTTATAAGTCACTGACTGTGAGTAGATATGGCAAACGCAGCAACATAACGGCTCTTAGAAAATTGAGGGCCGCCAGACTTGCCCAGGACGCACAGTGACGCTCCCCCCAATTGACAGTATAAGTAATTCCCGCGCGTCATTGCGCGGGGCAAGTCCGGCGGGACGTTAAACACGCGAAAGGAGCAAGATGACAACTAGGGAAGACATCCTTCGTCTTGCCGATCAACTACCAAGTGGTCGGCGAGACCCAAAGGCAGTTACTAAATTCCGCGCAGAAATGCGCGAGTTTGAAGACGAAATCAAAGCCGGTCGCCGCTCGGATGCAGCGACCGAGTTAGCCGACCTTGTTTATTACTGGTGCAAGATGCCGTTTTTAGAGCGCATCTTGCACCACAAGGCGGTTAAGCGCGCTACACGCGCGCTGGAGGTAAGCTGGAGCACGGCGTTCCAGCTTGCCGAGGCCAAGTATTCCCTGCGCGCCCGCGCGGGGAATCCAAAAGACAAAGAAGCCGAGCGCGAAGCATGCGCTGTCGTCATTCGTTAATCAAACGACAGCGCATGCGCAGTGTCGAATGTCATATAAGGAGAACAACATGAAGACAAGACATCCTCGCGTGAGAACAATCGCGCGCGGTGGAATGCGATTAAGCGAGAGTGAGCACAAGTTAATAACTCGTGCTCGGAAAACGCTAGGCTTAAGTCTCAGCGATTTTGTCGTTCGTTGCGCGAACGAAATGATTGCTGAAATGGCTCATGACGAGCCGGTGCTGCGTTATCGTGGTCACATACTTGATGTGACCCGCGATGGCGACATGCACTACGTGCATGTGTGCGGTGGTTGGGATGTGACGTGCAGTGATGCACTGTTCACCGCACGAGAGGCTGCAACAAGTGAACAGGCTATAGAAAACGCGATGAGCGCAATCGACGTGACAATTCAATCCATGTCCAGCGGGACGTTAAACACGCAAGGAGAAAAGTGAAAATCAAGTATACGGTCAGCGATGTGCGTGCGCACATCGCAGCAAAAAACGTTGCGTTGTCCTGCGCAGACTTGCGTGGCCTAGACCTGCGGGGCTTGGACATGGGCGGCGCGGAGTTGCGGGAGGCAGACCTGACCGACGCAGACCTGACTCGCGCCATCCTGCGCCGCGCAAACATGATTTGCGCAATTTTGGTCGGCGCCGACATGGCGGACGCCGACATGTCGGACGCCGGCATGTCGTATGCGGTCATGACCCGCGCAAACATGCGCGGCGCGATCCTGCGCCACGCCGACGTGCGCGACGCCATTTTGACCGGCGCAAACGTGCGCGGCGCCGACATGACCGGCGCCGACCTGAGCGGCGCCACCCTGACCGCCGCCGACGTGCGCGAAACCGACATGACCGGCGCCATCCTGCGCCACGCCGACCTGAGCGGCGCAAACATGATCGGCGCAAGCTTGCGCGGCGCCGACCTGACCGGCGCGGACATGCGCGACGCGGACATGCGCGACGCGGACTTGACAGACGCCATCCTGACCGACGCCGACTTGCGCGGCGCGGACATGCGCGACGCGGACTTGACAGACGCCATCCTGACCGACGCCGACTTGCGCGGCGCCAAAACCCAAGGCGCATGCTTGCGCGGCGCCGACCTGAGCGGCGCAATTCTCGACTAACCTTCCCCCCCCCCCGCCCGGAGGGGTAAATCCGGGTAACTTTTTTTACGTCCAGCGGGACGTTAAACACGCAAAAGGAGAATCATGTTTGTGAACCTAACCCCCCATACAATCGTGATCGCACTGACCGAGAATCGTATCGTGATCAAACCAACCGCGCCCGCGGAGAGAGTGAAGGTGGAACAAATCACTAATCGTATCGTGATCAAACCAACCGCGCCCGCGGCGAGAGTGAAGGTGGAACAAATCACTGCGGGTGAAATTGACGGCGTTCCCGTCGTTCGCACCGTGTATGGTCAGATTGAAAACCTGCCCGCTCCTGAGGAGGGCGTGATCTACATCACCTCCGCACTCGTTGCTCAAGTCGCACAGCGACCCGATGTGCTGTCGCCCGATACCGGGCCGACAGCTATTCGTGAGAACGGCCAGATCGTCGCCGTCCGCGCCTTACAGACGACACTCTACGCATGACGCGTATCCAGTGTCTCAAAGCCCACCACACGGTGGGCTTTTTGTTTGGCTACGGCTCGCCGTCACCCTCATAAAACAAGCGCGTCTGTTTCGATGGCGCGGTCGAGGAATCGCTTCAGCGCATCGTGTCGGCAACGCTTGGAATCCAGATGCAGATCAGAGAGCAAAAATTGATATATCATCAGTTGTGACGCTATTGTGAAAGCAAGCGTGTCCGAAAAACGGACACGCTTGTTTTTGTTTTTCGAGGTGAACAATGAACGATTTACAAACAGTTTTAATCTGGATGGCTGGCCCCGGTATTGCTGCAATCAGCGCATTTGTGCTTGAACGATTGGCACCGGTGCAATCGTTGTCTTCGAGCGGGAAGGCAATCGTTGCTGTTACTGTTGCGCTGCTCGCCGGTATGCTTGCGGTTGCTGCGCAGCAAATAATTATCCCAAACGCTGAGCTTGTTCAGGTGTTGAACCCATACGTTGCAGTGATTGTTCCTGCTGTTTCGTTGTTGGTGCAGCAACTGACGCATGGTGTGCAAAAAGCAAGGCAGATTGCGTAGTGCTTTTGGTGTGATGCATGGGCATATCACTAACAGCGATTGAAGTATCAATCGTGTTGTTTGCACAAGCATTTGGCGCAGTTGTAGGCGGCGCAGCGTTGTGGCGTTATCTCGAAAAAGAGTATCGCAAGCGAGAGGCGCGGTGGGCTATGCAAGCTGCGCGCGCTGAAGAATCTGCGCGCGCAGCTGAAGATCGTTTTAAGACAAGACTTGATTTTGTCATGGAGATGATGCGCGAAAACAATTCGCGTGATAGCGTTGCAGAAGACTATCAGGTGCTTGATAAGCTCATGACAAACTTTTCTATTGAAGAGATGGCGCTTATCTCGTTTGAGATGGGCGTCCGCTGGGATTTGTTGCCGGGAGCGACGCCTGCGACAAAAGCACTTGGTCTCGTCACAAAAGCGAGAGAGCGAGATAAAATCGGCGAGCTTGTCAAAATAATGACACGCGAGAAGCCAGAGCCAATGAGGACGGTCTAATGCAATCGACGCAAAGCAACAACAATCAAGATGATGTTTTGCTTGGAACAAGCGAAATCATGCTTGCGATGCAGTCATCAGATGTCATGCGCGATGCAGTTTCTCATCTTTTGATGCTGATGCGCGATTGTTACGAAGCGCGAAAGCGAAGGAATCATGCGCGTGCAACGTTCACCGCGCGCTACGAGATTGTCGTGCAGGGATCGCAAGTGTCGAGCGGTTACTATCAACACGTGAGTGTGACCACACGCAGGCAAAACGAATGATCTCTGCGCAACATACGTTATACAGCGTATCGGCAACAAGCGGGGACAATCTATTTTTGTGGCGCATTGCGATTGAATTATCATTGTTCAAAAGCAATGACAAATAGCAGTAATACAGACAAAAAACAGATGAAGCAAAAGCGGTCTCCTATTCCAAACGCGAAGCCTTTCGTGAAAGGCGATCCGCGCATAAACCGGAAGGGACGGCCTAAGTCGTTTGACACATTGCGTCGCGAAGCGATAAAGATTGCGTGCGAGCTAATCACGAATGCTTCAACGGGTGAGCAGGCGAGTGTTGCGCATGCAATTTTGAGGCGATGGGCGAGCAGCGAAGACTGGCAAGCCCAGCGTGCGTTCATTGAATATGCATACGGCAAAGTCCCAAACAACGACAGAAACACGAATCTGAATATAGACATCTCACAACTGAGCGATGAGCAGTTGGAGAGAATCGCAAATGGTGAAGACCCAGCAATCGTTGTTACAACTCCAAGCCAGCGCGGAATTGGAGATACGAAGAAGGAATAGAGCGTTTCATATTCCTGACATCGAGGAATGGATAGAGTCGTGCGTCACGATTGAAGACCCGCAGCGCGAACCGTCTATTATCAGATTTAGTTTGTGGGATGCGCAGCGATCTGCGCTGCGAGAGCTGCAATCGCATCGACAGATCATTATTTTGAAAGCTCGTCAACTTGGTATCACGTGGCTTGTGCTTGCGCGCGTGCTTTGGATGTGTTTGTGGCACGCAAACAAGACAATCATCGTCATTTCAAAAGATCAGGATGCGGCAAACGAAACGATTCGGCGTGTACGCGGAATGTTTGTTCGTCTCAAAGACAAGCCACCCCGCGCAAGTGTTTTGAAGATAGACAACGTGAGCGAGATAGCGTGGCCGAACGGGTCGCGTGTGAAAGCATTCGCATCGTCGAGTGATGCGGGGTCATCGTACGCAGGATCGTTGCTTGTGCTCGATGAACTCGCAAAAAATCCCAACGCTGAAAGCGTATACACATCCGCAAAGCCGACGATAGACGACGGCGGAGAGGTTGTAATTTTGTCAACAGCAAAAGGACGCGAGAACATATTTCACACGTTGTGGGAGAAAGCGTGCGCAGGAACAAACACATTGCATCCAGTTTTCCTGTCATGGCAAAGCAGGCCAGGTCGAACGCAAGAATGGTATGCGCGTGTTGCTGCTGATGCGCTGTCGATGCAGCACCACGCGCAGGAATATCCGATAACGCCTGACGAAGCGTTTCAGTCGCTTGCAAAAACGCCTTTCTTGCAGTCGATAAGCTGGTGGGATGCGTGTAAGGAGAGCATACCCGCGCTTGACAGCCGTGAACCAGTAGTCATTGCGCTTGATGCTGCGACATCGAACGATTCGTTCGGGTTGGTTGTTGTCAGTCGGCACATGGTGCGCAGAGAAGACATTGCCGTCCGGCGTGTGATGGAGTGGAGGCCGGTAAATGGCGTGATTCGTTTTGGATCACGCGACGATGTGAGCACGCCGCGTGGAATGGTGCAGCATTTCATCGACAATTACAACGTTGTGCAAGTGTGCGGCGATCCTTATCAGCTTCACCAGATGTTCACCGAGATACGGGAAGAGGGTAGGGTATATGTGTCAGAGTTTGCTCAAGGTGCTGAACGTCTCGAAGCAGACAATCTGCTCAAGCATCTTATTTTAAGTAAGCGCATAGCGCACGACGGCGACGAAGTGCTACGAAGACACATTGAAAACGCAGATGCAAAGATAGACGAAGACGAGCACAAGCTGCGTTTGATAAAGAGAGAGCAGGGCAAAAAGATAGACGTTGCGGTATGTCTGAGCATGGCGGCAAAGCGTTGTCTTGATCTCGCCCTGTGAGTGTGTTACTTAAGAAATATTGTGTAACATACACTCAAGGCGCGTTAAGAACGCGCGGAAACTAATAGACTTACAATCTGCACCGTCCGAACGTTCTTTTGAGCGCGGCGCGTGAGACATTCACACGCCGCTTTTTGTTTGACGCATGGCAACAATACAAGCAGAGATCATTAAACGCTCAGTTACGCGAGACGAGACAGAAGCAAACGCCGCAGGAGGCGGCGTGTTTCGGTTCTTTGTTGCTGGTGCTTCTGGCGGTGGACTTCGCGTATCGATACCAGAGCAACCCCCACCCTATTGGTCGCCGTCGCGAGACGTGGCGTTGAAGAGCGCGTATAGAAACGGCGGACAGTGGGCGTCTGCTGTCAATATCGCTGTGACGCGCGTAATGAGCGCAGGATACAAAGTCGGTGGAGACGTTGCGCTGCGTGTGAGACGCGCACGGGAAATGATCGGCGCGTCGTGGATCGACTTAACAACAAAAGCTGCGCGGGATTACGTGACTACAGACAACGGCTGCTTTTGGGAGGTTGTGCGTGCAGCAAAAGGGTATGGCGCGCGTGTTATCGGACTTGTTGCTTTGTCGTCGTTGCGTTGCATTCGCACCGGCGACCCTGATATTCCGGTGCTATATGTTGATGCGCTGGGAAGATATCACGAACTGCGCAGCTATCAAATCGCTGAGTTTAGCGACATGCCCGACGAAGACTTCTACGGAGTCGGTCTATCAGCAACGTCTCGCGCATGGGGCGCGATTTATGAGCACATGGCCGTTGGCACGTATTTTCACGAGAAAGCAACTGGCAGACGCCCGCTTTCTGTGTATCTCGTGTCTGGCATGTCAACTGAGTTGATTGATAAAGGGATGCGGTCAGCGCAAGAAGATGCGACTGCAAAAGGTGTGCTGTCGTACATGGGCGCTACGGTTATTGGCAACGCAAACCCGATCCCGCTCACATTGAACACAATTCCTCTTGCGTCACTTCCCGATGGATTCAATCAACAGCAACACGAAGAGATGACGCAGATTCGTTTTGCAAACGCGCTTGGGATCGACCCGTCTGAACTCAACCCGCGACTGATTGGCAATCGTGCGCTTGGCGCAGGAAGTCAAGCGCAAGTTCTTGATGACAAGCAGAACTCGAAAGGGCTTATATCTCTTCGTCAAAAAATACTCGCGTTCATGAACGACACAGACCGATGGCATGTGTTGAGCGGCGGCGTAACGTTCGGCTGGTCTGAACGCGATCTTGCAGATCAGATGCAGGAAGCTGCGATAAAACAAACGCGCGCGGCAACACGCGCTGCGCAGATTGCATCTACTGAGATAACAGCAGAAGAAGCGCGACAGCTAGCCGTCGATGAAGGTGATCTACCTGAAACATTCATCGAGATCGACACGACAGACGTAGAGACGCTCACAGACGAAGACAAAGCCGACGGCGGAGATGTCGCGCAAATAGTCAAAGCGCCGACAGAGCAAGAGACTGCACCAGCGCCAGCTCCATCTCCAGCGCCAGAAAAAACAAAAGCACTTGATCCATTCAACGCGATCAGCGCCGCGTTCAAGGCGGCGTACTCAACAACGCTTGCGACGCTTACGATGCCAACAACGCGACAATCACGCGACAAAGAATACTGGCGCATGGTTACAAAAAACTTTGATGAGCTGGGCCGTATTGGCACGATTGCGATGCGCGCAGAAATGCCGCAAGACACGGGCGAAATGGCGCGCAGCGTTCGCTATGCAGTCACAAACAAAAACACGGCTGCCGTTACGCTGAAATGGTTTGTCGGAAACAAGGATCGTCCAGAGGTTGCCGTGCGCGCAGTGTTGTTTGGCAGAAAAGGATTCGGCCCCAAACGGCGAAACGGGGTACTGCGTTTCAAGATTGGAGACCAGATTGTGTTTGCAAAGAAGGTGCGCGGCGCGCTTGCAAACGATTGGATGAGTCGCGCGTGGGACAAAATACAGCCGATGATTGACGATATAGAGTCAAATGCAGGCAGCGTAACAGCCAGATTGATTGATGTTTCTGATATTGCCGGCGCAATCAAGCGAACACGACAGTCTCAGATTCAAGCGCCAAAAACACCGCGAGGTAAACGCAAATGAGATTCGATCAACCCGTCGGAACACAAGCAGAGCGAAACGCAAGCCGAGTATGGGCTGGGCAGTGGTTTGACGCTACAGGTTTTGGAGCAAACACCGTAGCCGGATATAACGGCTATCACACTGGTGCTGACCTAAACCTTCCTGCGCTTGCAGACGTTAAAGCGTCTGTGTATGCGTCGGCGTCTGGTGTGGTTGTGTTCGCAGGTGTTGCGTCTGGCTTTCAAGGACAAACAATCGTCATTGCGCACGGCAACGTAGACAATCAAGCAATATGGACGCGATACTCGCACCTTGCAGATGTTAGAGTTACAAAGAACGATCTCGTTGCGCGCGGAACGCAGATCGGCGTGATTGGCGACTATCTGCCAACAGGAGCTGCGAACGATCATTTGCATTTTGATGTTGCAAGAATCGATCTTGGCGCAAAGCCTGCGGACTGGCCAGGACAAGATTTGCAGCGTTTGCTTCGCGATTACATCGATCCACGAGAATGGATTAACGCACATCGTGATGATGTTACAGACGACAACGCAAAACGCTGGACTCCGACTGACCATGCACTTGGAACACGAGTGAGGATTTCTCCGGACACAGCGACATCAAGCAACATTGTGGGAGTGATTGCTGGAAGAGATGTTGTCGATGGTGAGTTGAGCGCAGATAAAAAGTGGGTTATCTTGAAAATCACGCCGGTGGAAATGCGAATTGGGCAGACAAAACTCACGCCATCAGTGAACCCAACGTTTACAGGATACGCAGCACGTGAGTTCATGAAGCCCGCACAAGCAGTCACTCCCCCACCTCAAACAGCAGTGGATACACGCAAACTTCTTGGTGTGCACGAGCTTGCAAACGCAGGCCGCGCACGAGACGCGCTTGTGATGGGTGCGCGCTGCGTAATGGTGTTTGAGGACGCGCTCGGTGCAATGCAGATGGCAGACGCATACAGAGATGCAATCGTGATGCACCGCAAATACTTCACTGTGCCGCTTTCTCCACGCGATCTTCTTGCGCAGCACGGAATAGACCCAAACGGCACATCGCAATCACGTGCCTGGTATCGCGGTTACAACGAAAACGATGTTGGAGGAGGCTACGACAGTTCGCCGTCTGGTATTCGCAAACGCGCCGAGTTTGATCTTGAATGTGCCGCGTTGTTGAGACGTGCAGCGCCAAATGCTGTTTGGGTTGCTGGTGGTTGGGCGCATGGCAATCCGGATATCACAAATGCAGATGTGTGTGCAGCGCTGCGCGATGGCTATTCAGCCGCATACAATCGCGGCGAGATAGCGTTTGACTTGCACAACTACAGCAAGAGCAACCCAAACAACCCAAAAGACTATAGATACTACGCGCCTGAGTGGTTTGAGAGACGCTGGGAACATTTGTTTACAAAGTGCGGATTTGATCCTCGCGTCCGGCGCATTGTGTCAAGCGAAGGCGGCATAGAAGCTGGTGCAGGCGGCTTTCGCTGGGCAGGATTTACACAATCTGAGTTCGACGAGTGGATGCGCTACATGCTCAATGTGTTGTCACAACCAATTGTTGTTGGCGGTGTGACCAACGCATCGCCATTTGTTGGGATGACAATCTTTCAATGGGGCAACAACCACAACGGCGCAGGCGGTTGGTGGGGATATGGTCTTGATGAGTATGTGTCTCGTCTTAAAGCCGCATACGACGGCTTAATACCTGCGACAAAAGAGATCGCGCTGATAGATGTTAGATCGGGCGCGCGGCCAGATACTGGCGATGCAAGACAAAAAATCATGGAAATGGGTTGAATGTGATATTGAGATATGAGCACAAGCGATTTAACCTGGACAAACATCCGCGTCAAGCTAGGTGATTTGAAGCCGTGGGCGAACAACCCGCGCAAATCTAGTTTGAAGCAAGCGAAGCGAATACTAGAGTCGTTTGACGAGTTTGGTCAGGTAGAGACGATAGCTGTCTCTCCTGGGCTTGATGTATACGACGGACACCAGCGCCTGAGCGCGCTTTTGCGCGTACATGGCAAGAACTACGAGGTAGACGCGCGGCAGGCATCGCGGGCGCTGACAGATGAAGAGCGCAAACGCTTAGTAGTGCTGTTGCATGCGGGTGCAGTGGGCGCTTGGGACTGGGACACGCTAAGTAGTTGGGACGACACGCTACTGAAAAAAGCGGGGCTGGATGATGACTTTCTCAAACAGTTGAACACAGACGGAGCGGCGATTAAAGCCCTGCTCGGTTCACTCGAGCAAGAGAATGAGGTTGTTGATTCAAGTATCCCAGAATCATTTTTGATTGTGATTGAGTGTCTAGATGAATCCAACCAGGTTGAATTGCTAGAAAGGTTGGGAGCGGAGGGAATAAAATGCCGAGCTTTGATATCGTAGTGTCGTCACAAATAAAGCGCACTCCAAGAGTGATGCAGTGCGAGGGAATGTTTGATGTTCAGCCCTCTGAGCGGTCAGAAGAACGATGGACAGTCAACCTTCCGATTGAAAACGGGGACTGGAACATTGGTTTGATCGTCGGCCCCAGCGGGTGCGGTAAAAGCACTATCGCGCGCAAAGTTTTCGGAGAAAACATGTTTTATTCATTTGACTGGAATCCCGACGAGTCAATTCTGGACGGGTTCCCCAAAAACATGCCCATCAAAGACGTGACGGCGCTACTTTCGCCTGTTGGGTTCTCATCGCCGCCGATGTGGTTGCGACCTTATCAGGTATTGTCCACGGGGCAGCAGATGCGCGTCAATGTAGCCCGACTTCTGGCAGAACAAAAGGAATTAGCCGTGTTCGATGAGTTCACCAGCGTTGTTGACAGAACGGTTGCGCAAATTGGGAGCGCTGCTATCGCTAAAACAGTTAGAGCACGTAACCAGAAATTTGTCGCCGTGACGTGTCACTACGACGTGCTGGACTGGTTGCAACCCGACTGGGTATATCAGCCGCACACACAGGAGTTTCTTCGGCAAAAGCCAACTAAACGCCCAAATATCAAACTTGAAATTGTCCGCGTGCATTACAAGGCTTGGGAAATGTTCAAGCAATATCACTATCTAAACCGTTCATTTAACAAATCTGCAAGGTGCTTTGTAGCGTTCTATCAAAATAACCCGGTGGCGTTTCAATCCGTCATTGCAACTCCACATTACAGAGCAAATAACTTGTACCGCGGGCATCGTGCAGTGTGTTTGCCTGACTATCAGGGTGTTGGAATAGGCAACGCGCTCATCACGCACATCGCCAGCGCGTATAAGGCACTTGGCAATCGCATACTATCAACAACTGCATCCCCCGCGCTCATTTCAAGTCGATCTCGTGATGCGCGATGGAAGCTGAATATAAAGCCGCACATTGCTCAAAAATTTGGGGCCACATCTTCATTAAAGATGTGGCAAACAGCTTTCCAACGACTTACAACCACATGGGAATACATTGGAGACCCAATGGATGCTGCAACAGCAAAGGAGTTAGTGTATGGATGAGTTTGCGTCGCTTGATTACGCATTTGCTAGTCCAGTTGATGTTCCTTATTCTGAAGTTTCTCCGGCAATTCATCGGCGAGCTGTCTTTGCACGCGCGATTGTTCACACCGCCGGGGTTGATATGGTGGACTACACTACCAACCATGACTCGTACGGTGTCGGATTTGTTGTGGCTGGCCTGGGCGCTGGAATTGTCATGGCCGCCGCAGATCATCTTCACCGCTGCTATCCAAATATGCCGCTCATCACAATTGACATAGGCGGGAGCATTGGGATAGATAAGCGAGTGCTGGTGCTTGATTACATCGGAACAACATTTCCGTCACTGTTTTTGATGTCGTCCAGTATTGCTCCGGGAAGTGAATACCCGCGAAGACTAAGAGAGAGAAACTTTAAGCCATTTATGCTTTACACATACTGCACCGGTCTGGGTAGAGAGGAAGCCCTGATTGAGTGGAGCCGACTAGGGGCGCTCAATCTAAAAACTGTGTGGACTGAAAATCCATTAGGTGATTTGCCGAGCGATTTAACACTATGCCCGTGGTCGTTAGCGCGCTGGGCAACCGAGCAACGCGCATATTTTGGAGATGCAGAATAACTGAATATGCTAATGCGCAGCACAGTGTGAATAAAATGTTGATTTATGAGATTTCACATTAAAACAATCAAGACAAAGCGTCCTTTTCTTTTTGGTTCAAATGAGTTTGAAAGAATCATCAGAATTACTGAAGACGAATCAGCAGACGAAGCGCTTGCGATGTTTGAGAAAACTACTTTGACGTGGAACACGCACGTCAATTTTTACAAGCGAAAGATTGCGGGTGGTGTGAGTGTAGGAACACGGAGCAAGATATACAAGTTCGTAGATCAAGGCACGCGACCGCACATCATCAGACCAAAGAAAAAGCGCGTGCTCAAGTTCAAAGCAAACTACAAAGCAAAGACGCGCACAAAAGTGATTGCGTCTTACGCAGGCGGAGCAAGCGGGAAAGATGTGTATACATCAAAGCCAGTACGACACCCCGGAACAGACCCGCGCAACTTTGTTTTGACAATCTCAGAACGAATCGCAAAATCACACTCCAGAAGAGTGAAAGAGAAGATCGCAAGACTTGTCAGGTGAATTGATTTAGAATCTATACAGTTTCAGCCGAACGCCTGTGGCGCGGTCACACAAAAGTGACCGCGCTTTTTGTTTGTCATGAACGCGAGACTAACAAGTTTTGTAAACGCGCTAACTATTGCTTTGAAAGCGCCAAACTTTGGCGCACGAGGTGGTCAGGTCATCACCGGCAATCTCGCGCGTGGTGCTGACGGCAAATTCGTTCGTGCAGATGGCAGTGTTGCAAGTGGAACAGAGGTTGTCAGCGCGCTGACAGCGCGGCCAAAAAAGGGTGGCGCTGGAAAAGGAAAGCTGAACAGCGCGGCGCAGGCAAAAATCGGCGAGAAGGCAGGAATAGACAGTGAAGATTTTGTTGCGCTTGAGAAGTTGTCAAAAGGCACGTCGCCTTCAGAGAGTGACGCGCAGCGTCTTGTAAATCTCGGACTTGCAGAGCGCGGCAAAGACGGCACGCTTCGCATGGCAAGCAATGCGCGTGCCCTGCTGAGGGCAACGCAGGCAGGCGATGTGCAGGCTGCAAAAGACGCATTGTCAAAAGGCCGCGATAAAGCTGCAAGCGCATCTGAGCAAAACGCGAAACGAGCGGCGAGAGACAATGCGTCACAAAACAAGCGTGCCGCAACAGAACAAAAACGATCACAACAGCAAGCTCAGCGCAAGACGGATGAGCTTGACCGCGTGGCAGATCGCATTGACGAAATAGAAGCAGTTGCAAGAAGTGACAAAAACATCACCGAACCTGAGCGCGTTAGGCGTGAAAACCAGCTTGACGCTTTGTCAAAACGACTAGACAGAGTTGGAGCTGATGCAAACGATCCGCTGCGCAAACGCATCGAGAGACTACGCAACAAGCTAAGCGGTGCGTCAGATGAAAATGTGGGAGATGTTTTGAGCGGAGATGCACTTGCTCAAAAAGAGTTTGCAATTTTCAAGTCTTCAGATGGTTGGCGCTGGCTGGGCGTTTCTTCAAATGCGTATCAGGACAAGGAGCGTGAGATTGTATCGACAAAAGCGCTTGAAGAAGACGCGAAGCGAATGAGCGCAACGTCTGAATACGGCCCGCTGCGCTGGTGGCACGTTGGCGCAGTTGACTATACACAGCCGTTCGCGTGGGAAACCGCAAAAGCTGGTGTTGGCGTAGACATTGGAACCTGCGATTTCTCAACAGTCGTCGGAAGAATGGCAATCGAAGGAGGAACGATCAACTCTGAAATTGCACAAGTCTTGAAAGACACAGCAGATGACTATCAAATGTCGCGTGGGTTTGCTCATCCGCCGAATGAGCCAGTAGATGGTGTGTATTACAAGATAAAGACTTTTGAGCGGTCATTGTTACCGCGTGGGAAAGCGGCAAACCCATTTACCGCCTTTCAGGTCAACAAGGAGAGAGATATGGCAACAATGAAAGAAAAGATTGAAGAACTTGCAAAGCGTTTTTTCGGCGGAGATTCAGCAAAAGCCGAGGCGTTGTTAGCGCAAGTTCAGCAGACAGACAAAGAGCTTGGCGATTCTGGAGTTGCGTTCAAAAGCGACGGCGCTGCGGACTCTGACGCAACAAACGCTTCGTCTGATTCATTGCCCGCAGATGGGCAAGATGAAAAGAAAGCCGAAGACGATTCTAGCGACGATGTGATGTTCGTTGGTGACTACACAATTGATGAGCTTGTTGATGCGCTTGCGCCTGCAATCGCTTCTGCATTGAGTGAAGCGATGAAGCCAACAATCAGCGAGCTTGAAACTACAAAGGCGGCTTTGCACGAAGCGCAAAAAGAACTCAATGATCTAAAAGCGATCAAGATCAAAGAGGCAGACGCTGTATCTGAACTTGATAAACGTGTGAAGCAACTTGAAGGCGACGCGCCAGGTCGCGGGTATCGCGCAACAAGTGACGACGCAACAGTGACGCATAAATCAGTACAACCGCCGCAAGTTGAAAACGACATAGCAAAACTCGCGGCGCTGTTTGAGGGTGTATCAGCGGCCTCGTAATTGCACGAGCCGATGTAACTAGTTCTGGAGGTAAAAAACATGACAGATATCAATTACGAGGAGCTTGCAAAGGCGCTGATTACGACAATGAAAACAGCGTCAAGCACGCCGACGTTTCAGAGTGGACACGGGCCGGGCGGCCCGTTCTCTACTGCTGGCGTCAATCGCAATGTGTTCAACGCTGGCGTCGTTCCACAGGGCGGGTTGTTTGATATTTTGCCGCACTACAAAAGCGTTGATATCAACCCGCTGCACATGATCACGACAGGCGTAACCGCAACGTCTGGCAGTCAACCTGCTGGAGACTGTGATCCGTGCAAAGTGCCTGGCAATCTCAAGCGCGGCATCATCAAGTCAACGTTTGGTCGCTTTTGTCTGAGCACAAAGACAATCAACGTTTCTGATATTGGCGGCGTCAACAATCGCGGCGAGATGACAGACCTGCGATGGATCGGTGATCCGTTTGGAGGCAACGCTGGCACAGTCGCACCAAGCGTGTTTGGCAGCAACGGCAACCCATTGCAATCAGAGCTTGCGAAAGCGATGTATGAGTTCAAAGTTGGTTGGGTGCGCGAGTTCTCCAAGCAGCTTTACTCTGGCAACCCATCAAACAACTCCGGTAGCTACAAAGAATATCGCGGGCTTGATATTCTTGTTAACACCGGATATCAAGATGCAGAAACAGGCGCACTTCTTCCTGCTGCTGATTCGCTCGTGCGAAACATCAACTTGAACATGTCCGCAAACGGCACGACATACGTTAACGAGTTCACATATGCGTTGCGTCGTCAAAAACACGCAGCGTCGCGCATGGGTCTTGCACCGGTGCGCTTTGCTTTCGTAATGACCGAGATGGCGTTTTACGAACTAACGTCTATCTGGCCGTGCTCTTACAACATTTATCGTTGCGCAACAAACGCTGATGGCGCAACTGTAAATCTCGAAGCAACAGACCAGCGTCGTATGGTCGAAGATATGCGCAACGGAAAGTATCTTCTCGTTGACGGCGAGCGTGTCCCGGTTGTTACTGATGACAGCATCGCAGAAACAGGAACAAGCGAGTTCACGTCTACTGTGTATCTTTTGCCTTTGACTGTTCAGGGCGGTATCGCTTCGTTGTACATCGAGTATTTCGACTTCGACAACGGAAACAGCGCAGAGATTCGCAGTGCGTTCAACAAAGCTGGCAAGTACACAACAACTGATGCAGGACGCTTTATCTGGGCTGTGCGCGAAAATGGTTTTTGTGTTAGCTACGATGCAGTTGAACGCAGCAGAGTAATTCTTGAAACTCCGTGGCTTGCTGTGCGTTTTACAAACGTCAAGTACACGCCGCTGATGTCAACCAAGTCTGGCTATTCGACTGACGGCGCTAGGTTCTACAACGGCGGCAGCACATCAGTCACTGCTCCGTCGTTCTACGCGCCAACCGTCTACAGCAACTAAAAGCACATGTTGTATAAAAGCAACGATTCGGGTGTATGGCCTGACGTGGCAGTGTGTATACCAACGTTCAACCGTGCGGCCACAGTGCGCCGCACGGTTGAGTTGCTTTTCAGCAATTTGCACTATCAAGGAGATATTTCTGTATACGTTGGCTGTGACGGTGACGACGATACAGAAGATCAACTCAAACAGATAAACGTAAATCCTTTTTATCGCGGATTGGTGATCTTTAATGATCGAGCTGGTGGCATCGGAGCAAACATCAATCGTCTTGTTAGCAATGCTCTGTTGAAACACGATTACATCGTCACACTTGATGACGATCATCATTTAATATCTCGTCTCACACTTGACAGGCACGTATTGAAGTTGCGCGACGACTTGAGTGCCGGGCGTATTCATTTGTTGATGGAGGCGCAAGGTGACGAGCATTTTGACAACTACGGGTTCCGCGCAACGCTCGATGAAAATCATTATTGGCGCGTTGACTGGGACTCTCCAGAGCATTTCATCATGTCGTTCAGACCAAACATCACGCATCGTCGCTGGTGGGACGTGATGGGATTCTTGCCAGAGGGCATGAAGACGGGAGAGACAGAATGGGCGTATGCACGTCAGGTCAAGGAGCGCGGGATCATGGGTGCAGGTGTTAACGTGCTTGTTCCAATGTGTGCATACGGGTTTGAACACTGGCATCACAATAACGGAGGAGTGTCTTGGAACAGGTTGGGACTGTAAGACGCAAGCAATATCAAAGTCGGCGCAACGCTGTTGTATCAAGCGTTTGTGCAGACGATGTATATCACGCTACCAGTGACACATTTGATGCATCGGCAGCGCGACGCGCGCTTGTGATCGTGTGCGATGACGACGTGCTCAGGGAACAAATCAAGCGCGAGATGCGCATAAATCCGCTTGGAAGTGCTGACGATGCTAATAAAGCAGCCGCGCGGATTCGGCAAAAAATGAATGGTCGTGTGTGTGCTGTTGTGCCAAATTACAACTACGCCCGTTTTGTCACAGCGGCCCTCGATTCTCTCGTTAACCAGACTCGTAAACCTGACGAGATCATCGTTGTTGATGATGCGTCAACAGACAACAGCGCAGCAGTCATCACAAAGTGGATTGAAGAAAACAGCACTGCAAACGCGCGCTTGATAGTGCACAGTAAAAACAGCGGCACTGTTGGAGCGCCACGCAACACCGGTATCAAAGCGACAAACGCGGAGTTCATCGTCGCTCTGGATAGCGACGATATGCTTGAGCCTGAATACATCGAAACGCTCCACGAAGCAATTAAAGACAAACCAAACGTTGGTGTTGTGTATTCCGGCGTGCAAACACATTTACACACAAACGAACACGGCGACGCGATGAGGATTGTGCATACCGATTGGCCGATCGCGTTTGATTGGGAGTGGATGTCTGCGCCGGTTAACCCTCCGAATACGTGTATTCCAACTGCATCTATGTTTCGCCGCGAGATGTGGTATCGCGCAGGCGGCTATGACAACAACAGACAAAGCGCAGAAGACGCGGAGTTTTGGCTACGCGGGTTAGGTCTTGGATTTGAAGCATTAAAAGCAACAGACAAGCCATTGTTTGTGTATCGCAAACACGGAGAATCAATGTCATCGCGCAAGGTGTTATCGCTGCAAACATGGTCGCCGCTTCATCGAGGGGTTATTCCGCTTGCAGCACCGATTGATCGTGCGCCGACGTTTCGTGACTACACCAAGCCTGGCGTATCTGTCATCATTCCTGTTGGGCCTGAGCACGCGCAACATGTGCACACAGCAATATCATCTGTTATCGCTCAGACATACGACAACTGGGAGATTGTTGTTGTAAACGATTCTGGCAAGTCGCTGTCTCACTTGTTAGATGTTTGTCCGTTTGTACGAGTTCTGGACACAAAATCTCCGAGCAGCGGCGTAAGTTCTGCGCGCAACGCCGGCCTTCGTGCAAGCCGCGCCCCACTCGCATTCTTTCTTGACGCAGACGATTACATTCTGCCGAAGACGCTTGAGCTGATGATCAAGCGTTACGCAAACGGAGACGCAGGCTATGTATATCCGGGATGGTGGTTTGTAAACGAAGATGGCAAACACACAGAAAACATAGCTGGCGAGTGGCATTCTGATGCGTGGCTCAGTTACGAGTCACGCGGTTTGCACGGTGTTAGCGTGTTGATAAGCGTAGAAGATGCTTTACGGATCGGCGGTTTCGACGAGCACGTAGGATTGTTTGAAGATTGGGAATTTTTTGCGCGCTGCACAATTGCCGGATTGTGCGGTGCGCGTGTTGGCGATGCGCTGCTCGCATATCGTCTGAACACAGGAAACCGGCGCAAGAGTGCAATGAGTGGCCGCGATGCAACAGTGCAATATCTGCGTGAACATCACGGTGACTACATTGAAGGAGTGAAGGAGATCATGGGATGCTGCGGAGGAAACAAATCTGCTGCCAATTCAGCAGCGCGTGATGTTGCTGCGTTTGGTGGCGTCACTAGAATCATGCCAATCATCGAAAATGATGGGACTGTTTTAATGCGTTTCACGGGCAGCTATGCTGCACCAGTGACATATAACGGGAACGCTGGCAGACAATATCAGGGTTGCGCAACTTGCGATCCAGTGAGCGTTCATCCAGACGACGTTGAGCGTCTAGAAAACACGGGTGTGTGGGTGCTTGTGCGTGATACATTGCCACCTGCGCCGAGTGTTGTATCGGTAGAGGCGCTGGTAGATCAGCAATTCGTCAATTGATTTAGAATCAAGACAACAAGGTCGAACGCTTAAAGCGCGGCTGTCAAGTTGACAGCCGCGCTTTATTGTTGATATGAGTGCTCTTGAGTTTTTTTTGGTTTCTCTGGCTACGTGGCGTGTAGCGCGAATGGTGATCGCAGAAGACGGACCGGCAGATGTGTTTTCAATCTTGCGACACAAGCTGGGAGTGAACAAACAGGAGACATGGATTCAGCGTGGACTGGGATGTCTTGCTTGTGTGTCGTTTTGGTTGGCACTTGCTGCTTCACTGACGTTATCGACGTCACCGCTTTTGTGGCGAGTAATCGAAGCGATGGCAATTAGCGCAGTGAGCGTAATCATGATGCGCAAAATCGGGTAGAAAAATATGAGCGTAAAACAATCAGATAAATTCTCATTGGTCATTTTTGGTGTGTTTCTGATTCTTACTGTGTTTGCAATCGTTGTAAGTACAGGTGTTCGATATCAGCGCACGACGTACGCGCATGGCGGAACAGTGCACTCGACGCCAACGGCAAACGTCTATGATGCGATGGCAACTGCACACGCGCCATTTGTGGATTACAACGCAACTGTTGAACCGTTGCCGGACTTTTCTGCTGGTGTAAACGCGGAATCTCGCGCTGTTGGGACGCCCACAAATGGCCAGCGCATCGCAGCGCTCGAAACGGCGGTTGCCATCGAGCGCACGCGCAATGACGATCAGGCGCAACGCATTGCGCGGATTGAGGCTATCGTAAGCGGCCAACCAACACCAACGATGCAGCCAAGTGCAACTCCCGTTCCTGTTGCGTCCGCCACGCCGCGTCCAACTGCGCAGCCCACCGCAACGCCAGTCTCAAACGGCTTTGTTGGTCTGTGTCGCCGACAGAATTTGCCGTGCGAGAACGGCGACGATGCGCCGCAGTGGGTGCGCGATTACGAGCTATCACGCGGTCGCAGTGAGCTGTATGTCGGCATGCACAACACATCGCAAGCAGAGCACACGGTAAAAGCGTTTGCGATGAAATCGTATTTAGAACGCATTGTTTACAACTGCGCACAGTTTAATTTTAGTAACAACACGTGCACTACACCGGCTACACCACGCGCTATTGACGTGTTCATTGTCGCTCACGGCGCGTCAACGCCGATCGAGCGCGCAACAGTTGCGCACTCATATCGTGTCTGGTTTCGTGAGCCGAGCGGCGTTGTGTCGCACGTGCAAGGTTGGTATAAGTCAGCAGGATTTGGATTCCCGCGTGTGCCCAACTTCGACGGCACGCCAGAGCGACAGAACTTCCCGATCATTTTTGGCCCTTCACGCGCAACAGTTGCGCAAGGAGGTGCGCGAGCTGAACAATGGTATGTCGGATGTTGGGGGTTCGATATGACGCCGTGCGTTGAGTTTGGCATCACGTTTGTCAATTCTGTTGCATACATTCAGCCAAACGAAAAGACAACGGACTACGACGTGAGCAAGTGGGATTTGTCAGGTGATCTTGGCTTGACTCGCCGAATGGAGATTACGTTTTATCGCGGTCAAACAAGAGACGACAACGCACGGAGCGGCGTGTTCTGGGCTACGCAATTTGGGCAGATCGTGAGCGGCCCCAACGATGCGCGTTGTAATGCGCCTATCACAATATCAGGGACTACATATACACAGATGTGTCTTGAACAGCAGTTGTCGTCAACACTCCCTGAGATTAGTTTTGCGTCAACACGTGGCGGTAATGCTTTTCAGAAGACATACAACGCAACTGGAGTTCAAGCACCAAATTAGTTTTGTGTTTTGCGGCGCATTCACGCCGTGAAAGGAGTTAAAAATGGCAGGAAATGAAGGAACACTCAGCACGTCAACAGCAGTTGCATCCGGAACTGCTGCAAAGACAATTTTGCAACTCGTCGCACCAGCGAACCAGGCATTGCGCGTAAAAGGATTTGGGTTGGGCTTTGCAGGAACAAACGTCACCGGCACGCCTATCGTGGTCGAACTGTTGCGACAAACAACAGCGGGAACAGCTACAGCGCGCAACCCGTTAAAGCGCAGCCTTGGCGGCCCAGCTTTGCAAGCAACAGGAAGCGAAAACGCAACAGCAGAACCAACCGCAAGCGACATCTTGTTTTCAACGCAACTGCATCCACAAAGCACGATGGAGATTTCACTGGTAGGACGCGAGATCATGGTTGATGGCGGTGGGCGCTTGGGTATGCGCGTCACTGCTGACGCATCAGTGAACGTGCGCGGACACATCGACTACGAAGAGTAATTACATGCAACACAAAAACAAGCGCGGGTAATCGACATCCGCGCTATGTTTGTTTGTCATGGCTGTTATTTTCAACGGGAGCACCGCAAATTATTTAGGACGCACGACCGGCGTTCTAAATCACAACGCACCATACACGTGGGCTGTGTGGTTTCGTGTAGATGCGCTCACTGACGCAAACATCATGATGTTTGGTCGCACAGACGACACAGCACATGAAGGCATCAGCGTAGACACATCCGGCAATCTCGCAATCTACATCAACGGCGGCGCATCGGTTGCCGCTGGCACGGTATCCACAGGCGTCTGGTATCACGGCGCGATGGTGCGCGAAAGCAACACATCGCTCAAGTTCTATCTTGACGGTGTGCTGCAAGGCACGCAAACATTTGACATCACAGGCCGCGCCGCCGCGCAAACGATGGCGCTTGGAACGTATCTTGGCAGCGGTAGCTACGATGCGCTGACGGGACGTGTTGAATCGTGCAAGCTATGGACAACTGCGTTAACTGCGACGCAGATATCAGATGAAGCGAAGTTTTACAACCCTGCAAACGGCGCTTCTGTTTGGGCGTGGCATCCGCTCACTGTTCACACTGATGTCACCGACAAGAGCGGCAACGCGCGGAACTGGACAGCAAACGGAACGCTGACGACCGGAAGCACGCCAGGAACAATTGGATGGGCGCGCAGACGTGACGCACTGTTGCTTGACACGAATGTGCTGAGTCGCAAAACTTGTGACTCGTTTATATCTCAACAGCGCAGACAAGCGGCTGCGCCTACCCGTCCACAGATTAGATTCTTCAGCGCGGAAGGATTTGAGAAAACAAAACGTGGCGTTGATTCGTTTGTCACTCAACAGCGCAGACAAGCAGTTGCCACGAACAAACCGCAGCTTAAATTTGTCAATGCTGATGCGCCCCGCATTCCACCTGCAATTGCTCATCAGTATGTTTCTGGCATAAGAGCACCGGCGCAACCAGAGCGCTATCTTGTTCGTTTTGTTTCTGCTGATGAAAACGCTAGAAAACAACCTGCTAGTGATTCGGTTGTTGTTGGCGCAAAAAAAGCATTTGCACAACAAACACGTGTGCCCGCACGTGTTACGTCTGACAACTACTTTGTTGACGCGCGCAGCGTTATTGATTCGTTTATCGCAGCAACGCCAAAACAAACATCCGCGCCGCAAATAAAATCAAGCGTTTCGCCTGTTGTTGTTAACGCCGCACTTGCTGTTGTGCCGCCAAGCGCGTATATAGCGTCTGCTGCTCGCTTTAATTTGCTACAACGCAGACAAACACAAGTTACAGTAAACGAGCAAGAAAAAACAAAAGCTGCGCAAGACGCGCTAGTGTCTGTTGTGTTTGGTGTTCCTGCAGTGGTGCTACGCGCACTTGCAAACATTGTGACTGCAGACGCGGCGCGAGCGATTAAAAGCGAAGCACAGCAAGACTTTATCTCTGATATTCAAA